GTGATGGTATTGCAGAACTAAAACACTTTATTATTGCTGGTGCACATATCCTTCATGAAGAAGATTGTGACTATATCCCTCTAGCTTCTATTGTTCCAATCGATATTCCATTTGAATTCTATGGACTATCAATGGCAGACTTTACACGTAGTTCTACATTAGCATCGACAGCTATCCTACGTGGCTTTGTAGAGAATACATACCTCACTAACTATTCGCCTAAACTAGCGGATCCAAATGTGGTAGACTTCTCTGCACTGCAAAATATGAAACCAAAACAGATCATACCAACTAACGGTAGTCCTGTAGGTGCTGTACAACAGTTACCTCCAGAAACAATCTCAACTGGTACTGTACCACTTCTTGAACATCTGCAGCTAATAAAAGAACAAGCTACAGGTATGTCAAAAGCTGCACAAGGCCTCAATGATACTCTTTATGTGTCAGGAAACTCTGAGCAAAAACTAAGTGCCGTACAGTCTGCAGCCCAAAAGCGTATTCAACATATTGCTCGTAGGTTTGCTGAGACAGGCTTTAAACGTTTGATTATGGGTATTTATACAACTATGCATAAAAGCATGAAAGGTAACATACCATATAATATTGGTGGAGCTTATGGATCAATTGATATGTCAACACTTCCATCCCAGATGGATGTAGAAGTAATGCTTGATATTGGTGAAAACTCTAACACATCTATGATTTCTAAGTATAGTCGTATTGCTGCAGAAATATTACCAGCCCTACAACAACAGGGTGCAGGTATGGTTATTAAACCAGAAGCTTCTGCAGTTCTTGCAACTAAACTTATTGAAGCTATGGATGTAGACAGTAATGATTTCTTAGTAAACTATGATACAGATGAGTTTAGAGAAAAAGCAGCACAGGCTATTCAAAGACAACAAGAAGAAGCCCAAGCTCAACAAGCTCTTCAACAACGTAAGATTGAAGCAGAAGCATCTCTATCGGAAGCTAATGTTATGTACACTGGTGCTCAAACAAAGAACACACAGGATGATAACGCTAAACAACTTGCTGTGTCAATTGATAAGCACTTCCAAGAATGGGCTGATTTACAAATCAAAGCAACAAAGGAAGGTGTGGAGTTACCACAACATCCTGGGTATGATCAAATCATTATGTTAGCAAGGCAGATCCTAGCATCTCCACCGCAACAATCACCAATGAGTGATCAACAACAATAAGGAACCTAATGGAAAAATACCGTAAAGCAGCTGAGAAGAAGCTGGGTAATAAAAAATCATATGGTAATCATAAAGTTCATCCCGAAGAACTAGCTAGGAGTGCTCATGTAAAAGGGCATTTCGCAGCTAGGGAACGGGATGAGTTTTTTGATGAAGTATATGGAGAGGTCTTAGTAGACTTCTTTATTGAATGGCTCAAGACGGAGCCGCATGAAACTAAATCTCGTGAGTTTCTCTACTCTTCTGCTTTAGCACTTGGTAGTGTTAAAGAGAAAATGATGAGCTTTGAGATGTACGGGAAAAATGTCCCGCACTTACAGGAGGACAACAATGAGACCAATTGATTACGAACAACTAATTAAAAACTACAAAGATATGATTAACACACTAGAGTATGACTCTATGCGGAGTGGTGGAAAAGCAAAAATTAATTCTACTGACTTAACCAATATGCATAATCTTGTAGAACGATATCAAAAAGAATTAAATAATTCCTCAAAGCAATCCCCTAAGAAGGAGGTAGCAAATGGATAACAATACCGAAGCACCCGTAGATTCTACCCAAACGGATGACTCTATCGCAGAGGTTAGTCAAACAGAAGATGCTTTGCTGGCTGACATTGTACGGAACTCTAATTTCGTAGAATCTCTACCCAATGAGCAAGTGCCTGAGTTAGACACGGACGAATCAGATTCAGAAGACCCAATGGAATCTGAAGAAGCCGATAGCGAAGAAGTTGAAGACGAGACTGAAGAATTAGAAGAAGACACGGACGAAGAAGATGCTGATGAAGAATCCGCTACCGATGAACCTGATGTGTATGCTACTGATGATTTAGATCTAGAAGCAAAAGTTGTTGTCAAAATTGATGGCAAACATACTGAAGTTTCTTTTGGTGACCTTATCAAAGGTTACTCTACTGAACAACATCTTTCTAAGAAGGGTCGAGAACTCGGTGACGCAAGAAAACAATTAGAAGAGGAGTATCAGGAAAAGATTGGAGAAATCCAAACCTTATCTAAAGCCTCAGCAGCTATTCTATATTCAAATGAACAAGCTCTTTCTAAAGAGTACCATTCTATCGAAGCTCAAATTGAAAAAGCTCGTGAAGATGGTGATACCTACGAAGTTAACGAACTCAAAGATAAACGAGAACAAGTTCAGAAAAACTATTGGAATGCACGTAATCAACGTGAGACATTAGTAAAAAGTCTTCAAGAAACAGAAGAGCAGCAAGTAACAAAAGAGTGGCAGGAACAACTGTCTTACTTTAATGAAACTATCCCTACTCTTATTCCTGACTTTAATGAAGACACTGCAACTGCAATTAGGGCATTTGCTATTGAAGAAGGTATTTCTCCTGAAATACTAGACTCAATTGCTGATCCTATTATTGTTAAGTTTGTCGATGACTATCGTAGACTAAAACAAGGTATCACAAAAGGTACTGCTAAAAGGAAATCTACTCCTGCAAAGAAAGCCCCGCTTCGTAAAGCTAAGACTGAATCTAAGAAAAAACAAGATGCAGCTTCAGCCTTACGACAACGAGCTTTAAATCCAGACTCTTCTAACGAAGATCAAATGGACTTTCTAAGAGGACTTGCTGCACGATCATTAAATCTTTAATACCTTGGAGGTATAAATAATGACTAGCACTCTTGGTGTACGCGGAACTGGTGGCCCACAGGGACCAGCTCGCGGAACTGGCAAAGATGTCTCACAGCGTGAGGATCTAGCTAACTTTATCACAATGATTACTCGTGATGAAACCCCTTTCATGTCTTCAATTGGCAAGGCAAAAGCAACAGCAATCTACCACGAATGGCAGACAGATCAACTGGATACTCCAGGTTCATCTCGTATTGCTGAAGGTACTGACTATATCGAACCAGCCGTAGCTGGTGGTACAGGTACACCTGCAGTTGGTGATCGTTTTGCACGTACTGGCCCATACCGTACACGGTTGGGTAACTACACTCAAATCAACGGTAAGACAATTGCTGTATCAGGCACACGCCGCGCAGTAGATCAAGCCGGTGTTGCAGATGAATATGCATACCAGTTAAAAAAGCGTGGTACTGAGCTTCGCCGTGACGTTGAACATGATATGATTCATTCATTTAACACATCAGCTGCTGTTGGCGTACAGGGTAACACTGCACGTTCAGCTGGTGGTTATCAGTCATTCATTAACTCAGGCGATACTGTAGTATACGCAGGTCAGTGGGCGGCTCCGGCTACTGTTTCTGATGGTACTCAAGTAACCCGTTCATCTTTGACAACAACTGCTGCACCTACTAAAGGTTCTTTGACACTTACAGATATCGATGCTGTTATGCAAAAAATCTATGAGCAAGGCGGTAAGGCTTCTAAAGTCATGTTGTCTCCAAAACTACGCCGTGATTTCTCTGACCTTATGGTTGGTGCTACTGGTGTACAGCGGAACATTGATGAGTCAGGCAAGCTTCGCCAGTCAGTAGATGTATACATGTCAGACTTTGGTGATCTTATGGTAGTTCCTAACTACATCATGGGTCTATCAAACGCAGTACAGTTCATTAACTCAAACGGTACACCTGCAAACCTTGCAGCAACTACTGAAGTTAAAGACTTCTCTGCATTGATCTATGATCCAATGTGGTTCAACGTTGCTACCCTGCGTCCAATGCAGGAAGTAGACGTAGGACAAAAAGGTGACTCTACTGTCGGCATGATGGTTGAAGAGACCACACTTGAAGTCCGTAACCCACTTGGTTGTGGTGCTATCTACGGTCTTAACTAGGCTATTGTTAGGGGAGGCTTTCGGGCTTCCCCTTTCTTTTTTGTAGGAGATAAAAATGAAAATTTGTCCAGATTGCCCATCACCATCAGCGTGTATGTCAGCAGGGAAATGTATGAAGAGTAAACAAAACCCTGCGTATAAAGCAATGGGTGGCAACGTTGCAGGTTACTACAACAAAGGCGGTCCAGTTATTGGATGTGCTCCATCTTCAAATAACCCAAGTAAGAAAAACAAATAAATTAATAGGAGTAAAGTAAATGCTAGTTATTCAAACTGCTAACGGGAATACTTACCCCGCAGAAACATGTGTGTGGCGTACAGAACAAGTCGCAAGTGGCGGTTATCGTCTTACACACTTTGATATTCATAGCCCAAATGTAAGTACTTCGGGTACAGGTACTGCAGCCCCGACAGGAGCACAGTTAGGCTATATCGGAAAGTCAGGTCGTTTTGTAGCATATACAGAACCCGCCGCTTAATTAAGTAGGAGAGGACATGAGTAAAGAAACAGACTTTAAATTCTATAGTCAAACTGTAGGAGCCAAAGAAGGTATTCAGGCTGGTTTTGATCTTCAAAGTGGAGATTGGCAAGCCGTACAAGATATTTCAAAGTATAAGGAAGCAGCAAAACTTCAGCGAGATAAGGAAGCGTATTATGGTAAAAGTAATAATGGATACCGTAAAATGGCAACTATTCCTGACATTGTAGCTATTAAGATTCTTGAAGATCATAAACTAGACTTACATGATCCAGCTTTTATGAGAGATCCTAATAACCTTAAAAAATTAAAAACTATCTTAGTTACAGAATACTCCGATTTGGTAATTAATACTTAATTAGGAGGCCAAGAATGGCATTAACATACACAGAACTTGTTGCATTAGTGCGAGACTGGTCTAATAAGGATTCTACAGTTCTTTCAGATGCGAGAATAAAAGACTGTTTACGATATGCAGCAGATAAAGCCTACCGTAAACTTCGCGTATTACCTCTTGAAAACACAATCACTTATAATTCTGCAAGTTTGTTAGCAGCTACAGTTGCTAGTAGTAATTTAGTCCCTAGTAAAACAGAGTTGACGATACCATCAGATCTTATTGAGTTTATTCAAATTCGTGAAATTGATGCTAATGGTCAGCCTACCAGGGTTTTTAATGAGAAAACAGATTTAAGAACTTTTAATGATTGGACATCTAACAAATATAACTACTCTGCTTTTTGGACTAGAAAAGGAAATAGTATTTTATTATCTCCAGGCTTTGATAGTTCAAACGGAGCAAACAAAGTAGAACTACATTATTATCGTAGACTCCCAGCACTCGATGCGTTGTATACTGTTACCCCTGCAAACTATTCGGCTGGACTACTTGATCTTTCTAGTTCAGGAGTTACAGGCGCGGTACAATTATTTTTTAATAGTAATACTGGAGATACCCCCTATGCTACTTCTGCACTAGCACAAGCAGCTTCAGCTGGAGGAACTGTAATTCCTAGATATTATGTTGGTAAGTTAGCTTTTAACTGGTTACGTGATGAAAATGAAAGAGTTATTCTTATGGGATCTCTTGCAGAAGCGTTTGCTTATCTTCAAGATGATAGCCAAGCTCAAAAATACTTAGCTATGTTTATAGCTGAAATAGATGAACTAAATGCTGAAGATAACAAACGTAGTGCTTCAGGCGGTAACATTCA